GCTATTTTTGAAAGATTGACTGCGTTACTTGAGTGCTTTCTACTTCTATTGTTCGATTTATTGTTGTCACATTTGATAGTCCTGGACCCATATAACTTTCCGTCAGTTGAAAGGCAGCTCCGTTTTCGCTTTGTACGAAGGTTGGTTTTGTATCGAAATCTAAACCAGTCCATGAATAACTAACCCCATCTGTTGTTCCAGTTTTATTAACAGCATCTGGTATCATACTACCGCTGTTCTTCAGCTCTACGCCAGTCCCAGACACACTATAGGTATATCCTGAATTATAGTCCTTTGAAACGATTGATTCAACTATAGTTTGCTTTGTCGTGGTAGTAGAATTCATAGTCCCAGTAGTGAAGGCTCCAGTAATTGGTGAAGCTTTTAAAGGGACAGGTAAAAATATAAACAGCAATAACAGCCGTTTCATTAGTCGAGAGTTAATCCAACTACGAATTGACC